GCTGTTGTAAATGTAATGCCATCAAAGGTGTCTTTATTACCAATGTATGCGCTGTGAACGTCGGTCGATTCTCCATGCGCCGAACCAGCAGCATTTCGTGCTGCAGCATCAATTGCACGGGAAACGACAAGTGCGTTACCGTATTTTAAAAAGCTTGCGGCCTGCAAGAATGGTACGAAGTTATCATATTCACCACCGGTAGCTGTACCAGTTGGAACACCATAAGCATCTGTTAATTCTTTTTCAGAAGAAACCGTTTTTGTTTCTCCAACAGGGCCCCAGCTGAAGTGACCTGCAAAAGCACCGATCGATGTCGATACTGCAGGAATCACATTAGTCAAGTCTACTTCCTTGACTTCTACTCCGGGTGATACCTGAAATCCCATATTAGTTTTGTCCTTTCAATAAGTTAATTTTAAGTTGTTGAATCATTATAAGATAGTTTCAATAGATCTATTTATAATTTTATTTTTTTACAAATCATGCCAAGCTTTAATCTCGTTTTGCATTTCTACATAAGCATTATCAGATTCTCTACCATCAGTAATGACACCAAAGGGAGGCACATCGTTTTCGATCTGTTCCATCTTTTCTTTGAAAAGCATTTGCTTCAAGTCAACTGTTGAAATATCACCAAAGGCCTCGGAAGAAACAAACCAAGCAAACATAACAAGGTTCATAACCATATCATCATGATTGCCGACCTTCGCTTCGTATGAGCTACCCTTTGATTCAAACGTCGATAATTCTAAGATGGTGTGTTCATCACGAACTCTTAGCTTCTCGAGCTCAATTAGATCTTTTAGATTAGAACACCCTAGGCGCTTTACTCTTTTTGTCATCATTACACCGATACCATTTTTACGGACAGTGGACTCAACAAAAGTATTTTCATATTCGTGTTCGTAATATACATCATTACAAACAGCCATGCCAACATCATTATTCTCAATAATAACAAGTGCTTCGTTATATTCTCTCGCGACCCTTACAATAATATCAGGGAAAATCATTGGTGAAATCATATTATCACGAAACGTAGCAACCTGATCGAAGTTTCCAAATGTCGCATCAATCATGGTAAACGTTGAGTAGTCTTGTCCTCTACCCTTTGAAACGTCTACTGTCATAACGTATTGATGATCTTCAATCGGATCTTCATAATACTTTACACCTCGGTGATATCTCTGAGGGTTTTCCATTTGTAAACCCATAAGAATGTTTGATGAAATAAGTGTATTTGACGTTCCAATGAAATTGTTACCAAACTCTTGTTCGAACTGAAGCTCAGAGGTGTTAGCAATTGTCATTGCTTTCCACGTCTCATCTCTCCCAGGAACATCCCACCAATCTACTCTAAACGGGACAAATTCGTTTGATTTCTTTTGAGCGCCTTCCCATAAAGCGCAGAATAAATTGCCAATGCCATTTGCAGTTGATGTGATAATTACCTTTGTATCATTACCAGATGAAACAACTGGATACGTCGATGTGTAGAACTCTGCAGCATTTTCGACAAAGGCAAACTCATCAAGGAAAAGAAGGTTGACCGACATACCACGAATTGAACTGGCCGATGTAGCAGCTGCAACAACCTTTGAGTTATTGGCAAATTCGATAGATCCTTTGTTGACTGCTTTACACCCAGGCTGCAAAAAGAATGGCAAATTTTCAAGCGCTAAAGTAATTCTACTTAGCATTTCCCGAGCAGTAGCACCTTTGTTAGCAAGAACTGCAACCGTTTTTTCAGGATTAAAACAGATGTAATGAAGAATATAAACGATCGAGGAAATAGATTTACCCGATTGTCGACAAGCAAGAACAATGTTAAAACGATTTTCATCGAACTGCTTAAGCATACTACGCTGATAACCATAAGGCTTATACGAAACAAGCCCTTTATCAAGGTTGATCACCTTAATGTAATTTTCTGCGAAATAAACGATGTCTTCCATGCATCGCTTATATTCTTTCAGCTCGTGTTCTGTATAGTGCTGTTCATATCCATCAGCCTTAATCTGTGGATTGCCCATGTACGAGCCATCTTTATTTCCCATCTAAATTATTTATTCTTCTTCAACATCAATAGTATTTGCTTCTTTCTTAAGAAATCTTTGTAGCTCTGTTGTGGAACCTACAAAAATAGCATTATTCGTAGTACTATTGGTTGGAGTATTTTTATCTTGTGTAATATCCTTGCGTGTCTTTTGTAGTTTTACAAGGTCCTGTGTCATTTCGCTCGTGTGCTTTATCATTGTTGATAAAACCTCAAACGCACGAGGATGCTCAGATTCAGACGCTAAGGCCATCATTTGATTAATCGCTTCACACGACTGGTCAATCAATGACTTCATTTTATCACGAGAATATTCAATATCCTTTTCAGTGTCCTTTGTTATTTGGTCAGGAGATACTGATTTCGCGTTGGTGTCAATGATTTCAAGATTTTCTTCAAGGGCTTCAATAATTTCATTCTTATCACGGTGAGTCATGATCAAATCCAAATGTTGTAGTTATAGTATCAGTGGAATCAAGAGGAGGTGAATCGCTGGTAGCAACTGCAACTCGAACATTTTCATTTTCGACACCATAAGGTGCTTTTGCTTTTTGAGTTGCTGGGTTTGTAACATCGTCATACAGAAACACATCGACTGTGCGTATAACGTTTTGTTCACTTTCACCTCCAATAAATCTCACTTTCATTGTAAAATCTAAGGTGTATAAAATAGTGCGACGTGTTTCGAAGTCACCTTCATAATCATCGCTAATTGTTGTGCCGGTAAGAATAATTGGCACGTCAGTTACGGTTCCTTCTCCTTCTAAACCTTTTACTGAAATTGTATATTCGGGTTTAAACGATGGAAGAATCTGTTCAAAGATTTGCAAAGCATCATTTTGGTTTGTTGCAAAAATATTGAGTTGCATACTAATCGTGTATGGCGTACTTTGATTTACAACCTTTACCTTTGTAGTAGAATCAGCAACTCCTCCTAAAATTCTCTTATTAAATTTATTCAATCCAGAGCCAGCATCAAAATCAATTGAGGTGATTTCAAAGCTCATCCGTGGAAGCTTAATGGCAATTGTATTATCACCGGCCGCTTCCGTATCTGATTGGATACGGGCCAAAAACTTTTTACGAGGTCCATAGGCAATAGGCACCTTCTCTTCGGTAGCACCTGCACGAACAACTTTCAAATTATTGAAAATCGTTCCAAAAACTGCTACTGACTTGCGTATAGTTTTATTATAAAAGTAATTTCCGTCAAGCATATTATGTAGTTATGTTAGGCATTCCAAACGGATTAGTTAATGTAAAGTCGATAAACGAATTTCCTTCAAGTTCAAAATCAACGTTATCTGCATAAGGATCATTGTCGTCAATGGTATTGAAGGCGTCTGTTGTCGTAACAGCATATGAACCGGCTGGTGAATTAGTACCAATAAGGTTACCAACACCTCCTGCAGTCGCAGCAATTATTGTATTTGTGCTATCGCTTGCTTTCTGATTCACAACATCGACGGCGGTAATAACATTGGATGCATCTTTATACACCTTAGCAATCTCCGCAGTCACTGTCACATCAGGACTTGGTGTAGTATTTGTTTGTGTAACTTTTTCTCCAACCGTGAGATCACCACTACCACTTCCTAGGTTAATCTTAGTCCGAAGAGCATACTGCGTTTCAAAATCGTCAATTTCAGAGATACCCGTATCAATTTCTTGATTATCATATGAGAATGTTTCGCATGATAATTTAAATGTAGGCACGTTTTGCAATTGATAGAAAGGTGTTTCATCCTCAACAAAATTGATTTCGAACAACCCTTTTACAAGAGGAAAATAAATTAGGTCACCTTCTTGTGGACGGGATTCTCCTGGGGTTTGAAATCTTCCAACCAGCTCTTCCCATCTGCGATTTGCAATGATCAGATTTACTTGATCACGTATTTCAACGCCGAACTTAGTAAGTAAATCACCATCACCTCCAAAGCCATCGGTGTTTTCGACATACATTTCAATAGCAAACGCTTCGCCAAATTCAGCTAACGTATCCTCATTGAAAATTGCATCGGTATTAACGATTTTGCGCGGGATGTAATAAACATCATGGCCATAAATCTTAAGAGCCTCTATGGTAATGTCTTCATAGAGTCTTTTTTCTGATGTCTCACCAAGACTAAAATATGTATTACGAGGCATATAATTATCCAATAAAATCTAATGGTGGCATTTCATGTTCAAGCCTTATCTTTTCTTCGAGCTTTTCGATATCCTGAATAGCATCATCGTAAATTTGGCGACCATTTAATGTGACACCTCCGGGAAGTGCCATACCTTCAAACTTAATTAGATTTAAACCCCACTGCCTTTTGAATAGTGCGATTGTATACTTTTTCAAAAACATATCGTTAAAGACATCGGTAAACGCTGATTCGTCAATGGTGCTATAACCATCAAAGACAACATACTTTCCAACACCAACATCTTTGAGCGTATCAGCATGAAAGTTAACACGATTCTTATGCCGTGAATACTCAATCATTTCATAAACACCATTGATGTTTCGATCAAGTAAAGAAAGGTATTGTTTAGTTAGTTCGTAATTTACAATACCACCGAATGATCCGTTCAAATCAAATACATCATTTAAGTGTATCTGATAGTCTACCGAAAAAAGAGATGTGCCCGAATTACTATTGTCAATATTGAATACATTATTAATTGAAAGAATGTTTGCACTCGAATCAATGTCAATGTATTTATTGTCGATATCGGTTTGTGTAACCTGATGCTTAAGCAAATTGCGGACTACAGCATCACCGTGAAATTCTTGATAAAACTGAATTGCTTCGTCTAAACGATCTTCTAATTGATCGTCGTCAACATTAATTTCAATTACAGGTTGACCAAGTGCGCGGAGGCAATAGTCAATCAATCCTTGTCGTGTACTTGGTTTAGCCATTTAACTCTATTTATAGGTTAGCTTGATGATGTTACTCTTGGACTTACAATCACCTGTCCTTCCTGAACTCGTGTTACTTCAGCTGGTGAACTGTTATCTTCAATTTCGATATCATATACATAGCGTCCTGCCTTTAAGGCATTTGTCTGTGTTGCAGTTAATGAAACATCAAGTTCGCTATTTGCTATATCAATTGAAATTGTAAAATC